AAGAAAATCTTCCTGGCCTCGACGCCCACGATCAAGGGGCTCAGCCGGATCGAGCGGGAGTTCGAATTGACCGACCAGCGCCGCTATCACGTCCCCTGCCCACATTGCGGCGGGTTGCAATGGCTGAAGTTCGAACGGCTGCGCTGGGAGAAGGGGCGACCGGAGACCGCTGCCTATCTTTGCGAACACTGCGAGGCCCCGATCGCCGAGCGGCACAAGACATGGATGATGGACGAGGCGAACGGGGCGGATTGGTTGCCGACCGCCGCCCCCGATGTACAGGCCTCGGCCGAGACGGCGGGGGTGATCGGGTTCCACATCTCGGGCCTCTATTCCCCGCTGGGGTGGCTATCGTGGGAGGAGATCGCCCGGCGCTGGGATCAGGCGCAGGGCAACGACTCCGCGCTCAAGACCGTGAAGAACACTGTGCTCGGCGAAACCTGGGCCGAACGTGGCGAGGCGCCGGACTGGCAGCGGCTTTATGAACGCCGCGAGGACTGGCAGTTGGGCCGGGCCCCTGCGGGTGTGCTGATCCTGACGGCCGGGATCGACGTCCAACGCGACCGGATCGAGATCGATGTCTGGGGCTGGGGACGAAACTTGCGCTCCTGGCTGGTCGATCACGTTGTCCTCGAAGGCGACACGGCGCGGGCGGAGGTCTGGGCCGATTTGAACGAGTTCCTCGGCATGACGTGGGAACACGCTTCCGGCGCCCGGATGGCGCTGGCGCGGGTGGCAATTGACTCCGGCGATGGGGCCACGACCGATGCAGTCTATGCCTGGGTCCGGCAGGCGGGCCACGGGCAGGTGATCGCCATCAAGGGCGTGGCCGGGTTCGACCGATCCACCCCGGTCGATGGTCCCACCTATGTGGAAACGACAGAGGGCGGGCGGAAACTGCGCCGCGGCGTTCGCCTCTGGAAGGTCGCGGGCGCCGTGTTCAAAGCCGAAACCTATCGCTTCCTGCGCCTGGCAGCCCCGACCGACGAGGAAAGGGCGGCGGGCGCCGACTGGCCTGCGGGCTTCGTCCACATCCCGAAGGGCACCACGGCCGAATGGGTGAAGCAGTTGACCTCGGAGCAGCTGGTCACCCGCAAAACCCGCACCGGCTATCAGAAGCTCGAGTGGGAACAGACCCGGGAGCGCAACGAGGCCCTCGACTGCCGCGTCTATGCCCGCGCGGCCGCCTGGCTGATGGGCATCGATCGCTGGGACAACGCCCGCTGGGAAGCGCTGGAAGAACAGATCGGGCCCGCGCGCCCGGCAACTACCCACGCCGGTCAACCCGACCGGCCGCAACCGCAATCTGCCCCGAAGCGGCCAACCGGCTGGCTCGGGCCCCGACGTGGAAAATGGCTCTGATGTCCTTCTCGCAAGCCGAACTCGATGCGTTGCGCCGCGCCTATGCCGCAGGCGCACTGGTGGTGGAGTATGATGGGCGTCGGCTGACCTATGGCAATGCGGCCGATCTTCTGGCCCGCATCCGCTTCATCGAAGGCCAGATGGCGTCTGGCGCGGGCAATTCCCGCCCCGTCGCGGGCAAGGCCAGCTTCAGCCGGGGCCGCACATGAAACCCACCCCACCCGATGTGCCCTGGGGCGTGATCGACCGGATCGTGGCCACGGTCGCGCCCCGCACGGCAGCCCGGCGATACGCCGCCCGGGTGGCGATCGCCAATCTGCGGCGTGGCTATGATGCCGCCGCCCGCGGGCGTGGCACGGATGGCTGGCGCGCCGGATCGACGGCGGCTGACGCGGAAATCGCAGTTGCGGGCGGCGCCCTGCGCGACCGGATGCGCGATCTGGTCCGCAACGACCCTCTGGCCGCCAAGGCCGTGCAGGTGCTGGTGTCGAACATCGTCGGCACCGGCATTCGCCCCCGGGCCGCCGCGGCCGATCCGGCGCTGAACAAGCTCGCCGATGATCTCTGGAAGCGCTGGGCGCCGCGGGCCGATGCCGACGGGCACATTGATTTCTATGGCCTCACCGCCCTCGCCGTCCGCGAGATGATCGAAGGCGGTGAGGTCTTTGCCCTGCGCCGTCGCCGCCGGGCCAGTGACCGCCTTGCCGCCCCAGTGCAGATCCAACTGAACGAGGCTGATCACCTCGACGGGGCCAAGTTCGACAACCGGCCGGATGGTGGCCGGATCGTCCAGGGTATCGAATACGACGCGCTGGGCCGCCGCCGGGGCTACTGGATGTTCCCCGATCATCCCGGCGATGCGATGCCGGTCTTTGGCCGCCGGTTTGAATCGCTGAGGGTCGATGCGGATGGGGTCGCCCATCTCTTCGAACGTCAGCGGGTCCAGAACCGGGGCGTGCCCTGGGGCGTCCCAGCAATGCGGGCGCTGCGGGAGTTGGGCGACTGGCAGACCGCCGAACTCGTGCGGAAGAAGATCGAGGCCTCGATGGTGGGCTTCGTCTTTGGGGCCGACGAGGATCAGCAGTCGATGGCGCCGGTGGTGCAGGATGCCGACGGCAACCGGATCGAGCAGTTCGAACCCGGCCTCATCGGCTATGTCCGCAACGGCAAGGACATCAAGTTCAACACGCCCGCCTCGACCTCGGGCATCTATGAATGGAACCGGGTGCAGCAGCACATCATCTCGGCTGGGTTCCGCGTGCCTTATGAGCTGATGACCGGCGACTTGAGCCAAGTGAACTTCGCCTCCTCCCGTGTCGGCCTGCACGAGTTCCGCCGGATGGTGGAAGCGGTGCAATGGCAGGTGGTGATCCCGATGTTCTGTCAGCGCATCTGGGATTGGGTGATGGAGGCCGCCTGGACGGCAGGCGCCCTGCCCCAACCGGAGATTGCCGTCGAATGGGCGCCGCCCCGTTTTGAGAGCGTCAACCCGCTGCAGGACGTCACGGCCGATCTGATGGAGGTTCGCGCCGGGTTCTCGACCCCGGCCCAGCAGATCGCCCGGCGCGGCTATGACCCGCGCGAGGTGGTCGAGGAATGGCAGAAGTATGCCGCCCTCTTCGATCAACTGGGCCTGATCTTCGACGCCGACCCCCGCCGCGTCAGCCGCGCAGGTCTCGCGCAAGCCGTGGACGCAGGCGGTAGCAGCCCGCCCTCCGACGAAAGGTAACACCATGCCCAATGAGACCCGAAACCTCCCGCTGATCACGCGGGAGGCCTCGCTGCGGCTTGTCCGCGGCGAAGGCGACGACATGACGATCGATGTGATCTGGACCACCGGCGCGACCGTCCAGCGGCGGCGCTATGAAGGCTGGGATGATGTCGTCGAATATGACGAGGAACTGGTCGTCACGCCCGGTGCCGTCCGGATGGAGCGCCTGAACGCGGGCGCGCCGTTTCTGGACTCGCACCGGTCTTGGGGCCTGGAATCCGTCGTGGGCGCCGTCCTGCCCGGCACGGCAAGGATCGAAGGCGGCCAGGGCTTTGCCCGGGTCCGGCTGACCTCGGCGCCGGATGCCGCGCCGATCGTGCAGCGGATCATGGATGGCACGGTCTCGGCCGTGTCGGTCGGCTACCGCGTCCACCGCTACGACATCACCAAAGCCCAAGGGCAGCGCGAGCTGTGGCGCGCGGTCGACTGGGAGCCGATGGAAATCTCCGCCGTCGCCATGCCCGCCGATCCCGGGGCGCATATCCGCGGCGCTGATGCGACGGCTGGCACCGCCCGCCCCGAAACCCTCACCCCCTGCCGCCTCACCCGGGCCGACGCGCCCGCCCCTTCCCCGAACCAGACGAGGACCACCATGCCCGAGACCCAAACGCCTGAAACTGACGCGCCCGCCGAAACCCGCACAGCGCCCGTCGCCCAAGCGGCCGCCGATCCTTCGCCTGACGCCATTCGCACGGAGGCGAACCGTTCCGCGGCCGAGGTGCTAGCGCTTTGCGAACGCCACGCGCTGGGCGCGGGCTTCGCCGCTGATCTGATCCGCCGCGGCCTCTCGCTCGACGCCGCCCGCGCAGCGATCCTCGACAAGCTGGCCGAGGCCGATGCTCCCGCCGCAAGGGGCTCCGAACCCGTGGCCGCCACCGCTCGCGGCACCGGGGCGGCCGATGCCGCCTATCGCGATGCCATGTCCGAGGCGCTTTTGCACCGCCACAACCCCGGCCGTGCCCAGCTGACCGACCGCGCCCGCGAGTTCCGCGGCCTGACCCTCCTCGAACTGGCCCGCCACGCCCTTGACCGGCGCGGGATCGCCACGCGCGGCCTTTCGAAGATGGAACTGGCCACCGAAGCCCTGATCGGCCGCTCGGGCCTGCATTCGACCAGCGACTTCCCCCTGATCCTGGCCAACGTCGCCAACAAGACCCTGCGCGCGGCCTATGACATCACGCCCCGCACCTTCACCGCCTGGGCGCGGCAGGCGGTGATCACCGACTTCAAGCCGGTCGCCCGAAACCAGCTGGGCGGCGCACCGGACCTCCTCCGCGTGCCGGAATCGGGCGAGTTCACCTATGGCACGATCGGGGAAAGCCGCGAGGTCTATGCGCTGGTCACCTACGGCCGGATCGTCGGCATCACCCGCCAGACCCTGATCAACGACGACCTCGATGCCTTCACCCGCATCCCTTCGGCCTTTGGCGCCGCCGCGGCCGATCTCGAAAGCGACCTCGTCTATTCGATCTTCTCCACCAACCCCAACATGGCCGACGGCAACCCGCTCTTCCATGCCTCCCACGCCAACCTCGGCACAGCGGGCGCGATCTCAGAAACGACCCTCGCCGAGGCCTACCGCCTCTTCGGCAACCAGCGGGGCCTTGAGGGGCGCCAGATCAGCGTTCTGCCGCGCTACATCATCACACCGCCCGGTGTCCGGTCGGTCGAAGCGCGCAAGAACGTAACCGCCACCACCCCCAACGCGGTGGCCGGGGTCAATGCCTTCGCCAACCGTCTGGAACCGATCGAGGAAGCCCGCCTGATCCCCGCCGCCGGGCCCGACCCTTGGTTCCTTGCCGCCGATCCGTCGCGGATCGACACGATCGAGTTCGCCTATCTCGAGGGCCAGCAGGGCGTCTACACCGAGACCCGTTCCGGCTTCGAGGTGGACGGGATCGAGATCAAGGCCCGTCACGACTTCGCCGCCAAGGCCATCGACTGGCGCGGCCTCTTCCGCAACGCGGGCGTCTGACGCCCCTCTCTGAAGGAGAACCCCGATGAAGAACTTCATCGCCAATGGCGAAACCATCAACATCATCGCCGCGGCCGTCATTGCCTCCGGTCAGGGCGTACTGGTAGGCAGCATCTTCGGCGTGGCAGAAGGTGCGGCAGCGATCGGCGAAACCGCCGTGATCCGGCTGGTGGGCGTGTTTTCGCTGCCGAAGGCGCCCTCGCAGGCCTGGACGGTCGGCCAGACGATCTACTGGGATGCGGCCAACAGCCGGACGACCAACGTCTTGACGGGCAACACCCGGATCGGCATCGCCACTCAGGCGGTCGCTGGCGGTGCGGGCGACACAACCGGGATCGTGCGCCTCAATGGGGGCGCGACCTGAGATGTCGGCCTTCGCAATGGCCACCGCCGCCCTCTTCCGCGATCTGAACCTCGCGCAGGATGCGCTGTGGCGATCTGGTGGGGCTGGCGCGCCGGTCGCCGTCCGCGTGATGCTGCGGCGACCGGATGCGGTGACCGCCTTTGGCGAAGGCCGGTTCGTCACCGACACCGTGATGATCGATGTCGAATGCGCCGCGCTGGGCGCCCTGGCACCGGGCGACACTTTCGAGATCGGCGGCGTGATCTACGAAGTTCGGGGAGAACCCCTGCGCGACGCCCTGCGCCACGTCTGGAAGGCTGAGGCGCGCGAGGCATGAAGATCGGCGCCACCATCGACGGCGATCTGAACGCGATCGCCACCGAGATCCTGCGAGAGGCAGAGGCCGCGGTTACACGAGGCGTCTTTGCGGCCGGACGGGGCTTGCGCGACGACTGGCGCGGGCAGGTTCGGGCTTCTGGGCTTGGGTCGCGCCTCGCCAACACCGTCCGTCAGGCCGACTTCCCGCGATCGGGCACATCGTTGCGCGCAGCAAGCCTCGTCTGGACAAAAGCGCCCGACATCCTGCACGTCTTCGATGCCGGGGTGCTAATCCGCGGCAAGGACGGCCTCTGGCTCGCTATCCCCCTGCCCGCCGCGGGCCTCACCGGCCTCGGCCGCCAGCGCGTCACGCCCTGGCGCTGGGAACAACGCACCGGCATGCGCCTTCGGTTCGTCTATCGCCGCAACGGGCCGAGCCTGCTCGTCGCCGATGATGCGCGGCTGAACAGCCGGGGGCTCGCGGCGGCAAAAGGCGGCCGTCGGCGGCGGGATGGGGTTTTGACTGGGGCCCAGACGGTGCCCGTGTTCTTGCTGTTGCGGCAGGTGAAGATGCCGAAGAAGCTGGACCTCGATGGGTTGGCGCGGGATGCGACAGCACGGCTGCCGGGAGCGATCCTGGCGGCGTGGGAGTAAAATTGAAGCAGCATTTGCCTCGATTTTCAGTTAGACCCCGTAGTGTGCTTTCCATCCGCGTCTTGGCTTCACAGTGACGCCTGGAAGCAGCGCATTAACGGCACGAGCGTGCTTGCCGGATTGTTCAACCAGCGTCGTTTGCGCGACCCTAGAATAGACTTTCTTGAAACACTGGGCGTAGAAATCCCTTGCGGGCTGCGGCCAAGCGGGCCGATATCCTGAGTCCATCTCTAGAAACTTCTTTGCGCAATAGATCACCAGATCGGTCAACTGAATCAGTGGATGCTTCCGTGAGTCGATCGAATAACTGAACTCTACAAGCCACTTGATTCGGTGCGCCGCCACCACATCAAACCTTCTGAAGCGTGTGATATTCGCGATCTGCTCTTCGAACATCTCTTTCTCATCAATGATCGTGATGCCGCGTGCGGTTGAACCGAGCCGCTCCTTCACATGATGATTGATGTGGGTGACGAGATAGTCAAACGCCAAAAGGTAGGGAACCCGACTATCGAAAACCTGATGCTCCGCTCCCGTGGCATTGGCAGCCAAGCGCCCTTTATCGATAGCGACAAAATGGACTTGATGGGAGCGCGCCTCGAGAAGGTCCAGTAGATCAAACGCCAATTGATTTCGCCGAGCCCGTGCATGCCCAGCGAATGGCCCTTCACCGTTAGGACTCAGCAGCTCATGAGCATGCAACTCGAAATTCGCGGGAACTGCCCCGGGGTTGAAGTAAGCTTTTACAATCTGCTCCACTGCTGCAGTTGTTGCTACCCAGCCTTTGTCCTTCACGGAAATGCCGCCCAGCACGAAAATCGGCTCCTGACCGACGTTCAGATCGGCCCCGTTGCAGCCAGTCTCGTCTAGATAAAAGAAGTGCATTCTTTGGAACCTCATACTGTCGAAATGGGTGTGCGACCACGCGACTTGCCGTTTCCAGGAGATAAGCCCGGAGCATCACCTCCGCAACCCATGCGAGAATCGACTTGAGGCCCGCTGCTTCAAGAGCGACCCCCTTTAAAAAGCTTCCACGTTCTCTTCACTGCTGGCGGATATAAACATGCCTACGCAATCCACGGCCGAGCGGCTGCTCGCGTCGCTCCACACCTTATTGTCCGGCGCGACGCCTCCGGGGGCAAAGGTGCTGCGCAACGCGATCCTGCCCGAGAAGGTGCCTGCCGCCGGGGTGGTGATCCTGCGCGATGGCGATCCGGGGCCGCCAGAGGTGTGGCTCTCCCCGCCGGGCTACTACTACGAGCACCGGGCCGAGATCGAAGTGGTGGTCGACGGCACTCCGGCCGCACGGGATGCTGCGTTCGACGCGCTCCGCCTTGCGATCGGCACGGCGCTTGCCGCCGACCGAACGCTGGGCGGTCTCTGCGACTACATCACACCCGAGGCGCCGGAACCGGTGCTGATGGCGATCGACGGCAATGAGGGTCTGAAGGCGGCGGTGTTCCCGGTGATCCTCGCTTACGCCACCACCGACCCGCTTCTCTGACCAACCCCGAAAGGACTGACCCATGGCCCGCCAGCCCGGCGCGCGGACGCAAGTCGCGTTCGCCTTCGAATCCGTTTACGGTACGCCGCCCGCCAGCGGCTATCGCCAGATGCCCTTTGCCACGACGACCCTCGGCTCAGAACAGGGGCTCCTCTCGCCCGAACTTCTGGGCTATGGCCGCGACCCACAGGCGCCGATCCGCGATGCGGTGAACGTCGATGGCGATGTCGTCATTCCCATGGATGCCGAGAACCTGGGCTTCTGGCTGAAGGCGATCTTCGGCCAGCCCACGACCACCGGCACCACGCCCCGGACGCACACTTTCCAGTCGGGTGGCTTCACCCTGCCCAGCATGGCGATCGAGACGCAGATGCCCGATGTGCCGCGGTTTGCCATGTATTCGGGCCTCGTCGCCGATCGCATCCAATGGCAATCGCAACGTTCGGGGCTGTTGACCGCGACGGTCGGCCTGATCGGGCGGGGCGAGACGGTTGCCGCCACGACGGCCGCCGGAACCTTGACGGACGCCACCCTGCCTTTGCAGCGCTTCGGCAATTTTCAGGGGGCGATCACGCGGAACGGGGCGGCGCTGGGCAATATCGTCTCGGCCCAGGTCTCCTATGCCAACAACCTCGACCGGATCGAGACCATCCGCAACGACGGCCTTCTCGAGGGGTTGGACCCGTCCATGGCGGCCCTGACCGGATCGATCGAGGCCCGCTTTGCCGATCTGACCTTGGTGAACCAGGCGATTGCCGGTGACCCCTGCGAACTGGTGTTCGCGTGGAGCCTCGGGGCAAACGCGTCGCTCACCTTCACCGTGCACGCCGCCTACCTGCCCCGCCCCCGCATCCCGATCAACGGGCCGCAGGGGGTGCAGGCGACCTTCGATTGGCAGGCGGCCCGGGCCACGTCCCCCGCCCGCATGTGCACCGCCGTCCTTGTCAACACGACCACCAGCTATTGAGGAGTGTCCCCATGATCCGCCTGAACCTTTCCCCCGAACCCGCCTGGCTCGATCTGGGCGGCGGGGTGCGCCTGCGCCTTGCCCCCCTGACCTCCGCCCTGATCGGTGCCGCCCGAAGCGATGCGCAGGTGGCAAGCCTCCCCGAAGACGCGCCCGCTGATCAGGTGGCCGTCGCCTTGGCCAAGGCAATCGGGTCACTGGCAATCCTCGATTGGGAAGGGGTGGGCAATGCCGAGGGCTATCCGGTGCCGCCCACGCCCGAGGCCGTCGCCGCGCTTCTCGACCTCTTCCCGCTCTTCCAGCGCTTCCAGACCGACTATGTGGCCAAGGGCCTGATCCTGGCCGATGAGGGAAACGCCTCCGCGCCCTTGCCGAATGGCACTTCGGCGGGGGCGAACGCTACTGCGCCGGATGCGTAAAGCCCTGCCCTGCCTGCCCCGCTGATCTGCACCGTCCCCGCACGTTAGAGGCCTGGCAGGTTTGGGAACTCGCCCAAGCCCTGCGCGGCCAGTTCCGCGCCATCCCCGGCGGGGTGGTCGGCTGGGACCTGACGGCCGCCTTGGCCATGGCCGAGGCGCTGGGCCTGAACCGGCTGATCACGGCCGAGCTTCTGCCCCTGATCGAACCCTTCGCCGTGCGCGGCATCAACGCCCAAGTGAGAGCCCAAGACCATGACGACGCGATCTGAACGCCGGGTCTCGGTGCGCCTTGTTGCGACCGGCGGCCAGGCGCTGAAGGCCGAACTGGTCGGCATCGGCCAGGAGGGGGCCCGCGCGCTGACCCTGATCGAAGCGGCAGGGCCGCGGGCGGCGGCGGGCCTCAATGCCGCCGGGGTCTCCGCAGGCGAGGCCATGCGCCAGATGCAGGACTTGGCCGATCGGGCGGCCCGGGCCGCGTCAGCTTTGCGGCAGGCTGGCGCCATGTCGGGGACGGTCATGAACACAGTCAACCGCTCGACTGGCGTCTCAGGCGGCATAGCGCGCGATGCGGCGGATGTGGCTGCCTATGGCCGGGCGCTTGATGACCTTCGCGCCAAGCACAACCCACTCTTTGCAGTGGTGCGGGAGTATCGATCGAACCTGACCGAGATCCGGCAGGCGCACCGGGTCGGGGCGATTTCGGCGGAGGAGATGACGGCCGCCATTGCCCGGGAGCGGCAGGCAACGCTGGCCAGCATCGCCGCAATCAAGGGGCGGACCACGGCGCTGGGCGGGATGAGCAATGCCACCCGCAACGCCAGCCACCGCATGGCCAACCTGTCGTTTCAGCTTCAGGACATTGGGGTGTCGCTGGCGGGCGGCATGAACCCCTTCATGGTCATGGCGCAGCAGGGCAGCCAGATTTCCCAGATTTATGGGTTTGGGAATGGCGGGGTCGGTGCCCTCTTCCGCGATCTGGGCGGCATGGCCCGCACCCTCGGCCAAGGGGTGCTGCAAGTTGCAGGGCGCTTCCCGCTGGTGACGGCCGCCGTGGCGCTGGGCTCGGCCGCGATCGCGGGGATGCGGAACGAGATCAACGAGACCACCGGCGCGCAGGTCAGCTTCACCGATGTCGCCCGGGCCGCCTGGCAGGTGTTCGCAGAGAACGTCTACCAGATCGGAAAGCCGGTCTTCGACACGATCCGCGGCTGGTGGGACAATGCCGTCGCCTGGGCCGATTGGGCCTGGGAGCGGATCGTCGATGGCGTCATCTGGATGGGCGACCTCGTTATCAACGCCTTCAAGGTCGCGGCGGCGGGTGCCACTTACGCCTTCCAGGGCGTGCCCGATGCCGTCGGCGCGCTCGCCGTTGGCGCCGCGAATGCGGTGATTGATGCCGTCAACTGGATGATCGAGAAGGCGCTGGCCGGGATCAACGCCCTCGCCGAAGCGGCAAATGCGGCCCTTGAAGCCATCGGCCTTGATCCGGCCCTGTCCACTTTGGACCCGGCGACGTTTCGGATCGACAGCGTAGCGAACCCCTATGCCGCGCGTGATGCCGAACGCCGGGCGGCCTTGGCGGCGCAAATCCGCGGCATCGTCTCGGGCTCGCCCCTGTCGGAATACTTCAACGACGTCCGCGATCGGGCGTTGCAAATCTCGGTCACGCCCGACGATCCGGCCGCCGGGGGCGTGGGCGGCAGTGGTGGCCCTTTGCAGACAGCCGAGGAAGTCGCCGCCGCGGCCGACGTTGCCGCCACTGGCTGGGCCGCCGTCAGCGAAGCGCTCTCAACCTACGCCGCCGAGGCCGCGAACTGGGGCGGCAGCGTCGGGGAAGCGATCACCAGCGCTTTTCGTGCGGGCGAAGAGGCCGTCGCCGAATTCGTCCGGACGGGGAAGCTCGATTTCAGCAGCTTGGCGACGTCGATCATCGCCGATCTGGCCAAGATCGCCTTCCGCCGCTTCGTCTTCGGCCCCCTCGCCTCGGCGCTGGGCGGTGTTCTGGGCGGGATCGGTGGGGGCATTGGCGGCGGCTCGATCTCGGCCGGGGTCTATCATGCTGGGGGAAGAGTGCCCGGCCCCGCCAGCATGATGATCCCCGCCGCGACCCTCGCTGCCGCCCCGCGTTTCCACAATGGCGGCGGCATGGGCCTCAAGTCCGACGAATACGCCGCCGTCCTTCTGCGCGGCGAACGCGTTCTGAACCGTGCCGAGACCCGCGCCTGGGAAGGCAGGGCGGGCACCACAGTCAACATCTACGCCCGCGATGCAGAGAGTTTCCGCGCCTCCCGCGCGCAAGTGGCCTCCGACATCGCCCGGGCCGTGGCCTACGGCCGAAGGAGCAGCTGAATGGCGTTTCACGAGATACGGTTTCCCGATGGGATCAGCCGGGGCGCAAAGGGAGGGCCGGAACGCCGCACCCGGATCGTCGAACTGGCCTCGGGCGATGAGGAACGCAACGCCTCCTGGGCGAACTCGCGCCGCCGCTATGACGTCTCCTATGGTGTGCGCCGAGCCGACGATCTGGCCGCGGTCGTCGCCTTCTTCGAGGCCCGGAACGGGCGCCTGCATGCGTTTCGGTTCAAGGATTGGTCGGACTACAAATCCTGCCTGCCCTCGGCGGCGCCCGCGGCCACCGACCAGATCATTGGCACCGGGAACGGAGCTACCACCACCTTTGCCCTGACCAAGACCTATGCCTCCGGCGCGCAATCCTGGGTGCGGGCGATCATCAAGCCAGTGGCGGGCACCGTCACCGTTTCGCTGAACGGGGTCGCGCAAGGATCGGGCTGGTCGGTCAACACAACCACCGGAATCGTCACCTTCGTCGCTCCACCGGCCACCGGCGCCGTGATCCGCGCCGGGTTCGAATTCGACGTGCCGGTGCGCTTTGACACCGACGAGCTGCCCGTCACGCTCGACATCGAACGCACAGGCTCCATCCCCTCCATTCCGCTGATCGAGGTGCGCCGATGACCCCGCCCAAAGACCGCAACACCATGGGCTTCGTGGCCTATGTCTCGCTGGCCCTCGCCCTTTCTGCCCAGGGCGGCGCAGCGATCTGGTGGGCGGGCATCATCAACACCCGCGTCGCCATGATCGAACGGCAGATGAATGACCTTCTGCTGATCCGCCCCGAGCAAATCCGCGACATGGCCGAGGCGCTGCGCGCCATCGCCGTGATCGAAGAGCGGATGATCCGCCTCGACGAGAACATCGCCCGCATCGGCGCTGCCGTCGGCCGCCTCGAACAACAGGACCGCACCCCATGAAGACCCTGCCTGCAGGTTTCCAGGCGCATCTGGACGAAGGCACCACAACCCTCGCTTGGTGCTGGAGGCTTGAGCGCCGCGATGGTGCCGTCTTCGGCTTCACCGATCATGATCGCCCCCTCACCTTCGCGGGCACCAGTTTCGAACCGGAGACGGGTTTCGCGGCCAGCGAGATCAGAAGTCTGGGCGATCTGTCGGTCGACGCCCAGGACGTGCAAGGCGCACTGCGGTCTGACCGGATCACCGAAACCGATATCGCAGACGGGCTCTGGGACAATGCTGCGGTCGAAGTTTGGCTGGTGAACTGGCAAGCGGTCAGCCAGCGCGTGCTGATGCGTCGCGGCAGCATCGGTGAGATCAGGCGGGGGCGGCACTCCTTCACAGCCGAGGTTCGCGCGCTGGCGCATCTCTTGAACCAGCCGGTCGGTCGGACGTTTCAGTATTTCTGCGACGCCACCTTAGGAGATGCGCGCTGTGGGGTGAACCTGACCGGCCCAGCCTACCGTGGCACCGGGTCGGTCACGGCCACGATCGGCGACCGGCGGTTTTCGGTGGCTTCTGGACTTGCGGCCTTTGCATCGGGCTGTTTCGATTTCGGTGTGGTGGAATGGGCCACGGGTGCCAATGCCGGGCGGCGGGCGGAGGTGGCCAGCCACACGCTGGCCAGCGGCACGGCCACGATCACCCTGATCGAGGCACCAGTGCGCCCGATCGCCCCGGGCGACGCCTTCGCGATCACCGCAGGCTGCGACAAACGCCATGCCACCTGCCGCGACCGGTTCGGCAATGCGCTGAACTTCCGCGGCTTCCCATCGATCCCCGGCGATGATCTGGTCACCCGCTACCCCAACGAGACCGACGCGAACTCTGGCGCCCCCCTGCGCCCGCTTGCCGATGGCTGAGACCCGCGCCACGGCCGATCCCGCCCAAGTGGTGGCGATCGCGGAAAGCTGGCTCGGCACGCCATACCTGCATCAGGCCTCCGCCCGCGGCCTTTGCACCGATTGCCTTGGCCTCGCGCGTGGCATCTGGCGCGACCTGCATGGGGCCGAACCCGTCGCCCCGCCGCCCTACACCCGCGACTGGGGCGAGAGCAGCGGCCGCGAAGTGATGTTGGATGCCGCCCGCGCCTTCCTGATCGAGATACCCATCAGGGCGGCTGAACCCGGGGCCCTGATCCTGTTCCGCATGGTGGCAAGCGCACCAGCCAAGCACTGCGGCATCCTCGTGCCGGGGGCCGCTGAGCAGCTGGCCCTCATCCATGCCCGCGAGACCACCGGCGTCACCCGCGAACCCTTCACCCTGCCCTGGCGCCGCCGCGCCGTGGCCGCCTTCCTCTTTCCAGGCTGATCACCAATGGCAACCATGCTCCTCGCCGCCGCCGGTTCCGCAATCGGTAGCGCCTTCGGTGGTGCGTTTCTCGGCTTCAGCGCCGCAACCATCGGCGGCGCCATTGGGTCTTTCGCGGGCTCCGTCATCGACAGCCTGATCATCGGTTCGCTGGCCCCCGACCAGCGCATCGAGGGCGCGAAGCTTGACGACCTCCGCTTGACCTCGGCCACTGAAGGGGCCGTGATCCCGCGGCTTTACGGCACAATGCGTCTGGGCGGGAACATCATCTGGGCCACGGATTTCCGCGAGGAGCAGTTCCGCCAGACCCAAGGCGGTGGCAAAGGCGGTGGCCCCAAGGTCGTAACCGAAGGCTATCGCTACTACGCCTCCTTTGCGGTGGCGCTGTGCGAAGGCCCGATCGGCGGGGTCTGCCGCATCTGGGCCGATGGCAAACCCTTCGATGTGCCGGGCGCCGTCATCCGTGTGCACTTGGGCACGGAGAGCCAGATGCCTGATCCGTTCATTGTGGCGAAGGAGGGCGCTGGGCAGGCCCCGGCCTATCGCGGCATGGCCTATGTCGTCTTCGAGGATCTGGCCCTTGACACCTTTGGCAACCGCCTGCCACAGCTTTCCTTTGAAGTGATCCGCCCTTCCCCTGATCCGGGAGCCATGGAACGCCTCGTGCGCGCTGTGAACCTGATCCCCTCAGCGGGCGAGTTCGTCTACTCGACCCAGACCGTTACCCGCACCACCACCGCCCCAGGCCTCTGGGGCTCTTCGGGTGGCAATGGCACCTCCACGCCCGAGAACGAGAACAGTGTCGAAGGTCTGCCCGATCTGGTGGCGTCGCTGAACCGGCTCGACGCCGCGCTGCCCGAATGTGAAGCCGTGTCCCTCGTTGTGTCCTGGTTCGGCACCGATCTCAGGGCAGGAAACTGCCAGATCAAGCCGGGCGTCGAATCCACCACCAAGACCACCACCCCGATGGTCTGGCAGGTGGACGGTGTGACGCGCGCTTCGGCCCATGTCGTCTCCACAATCGACGGCGGCCCAGCCTATGGCGGCACGCCGACCGATACGGCGGTCGTGCAGGCCATCCAGGAACTGAAGGCCCGCGGCAAGCGCGTCACCTTCTACCCCTTCATCCTGATGGATATCCCCGCGGCCAACACCCTTCCGAACCCCTATTCTCCGAATGGAAGCACGCCCGGCCAGCCCGTCTATCCGTGGCGCGGCCGCATCACATGCGTCCCCGCGGCAGGGTTTGCGGGCACGGTCGATAAGACGGCCGCCGCCGCCAGCCAAGTGGCCAACTTCTTCGGTTCGGCCACCCCGGGGCAGTTTGCGGTCTCGGGCACGACGGTCAGTTTCTCCGGCAGCGGCAGTGATTGGGGCCTTCGCCGGATGATCCTGCACTATGCCCATCTCTGCGCGGCCGCCGGGGGCGTCGATGCCTTCCTGATCGGCACCGAGATGCGTGGGCTGACGCAAATCCGCTCCGGCGCCTCGACCTATCCGGCCGTCACAGCCTTCGTGCAACTGGCCGCCGATGTCAGCGCGATCCTCGGGCCCGGCACCAAGGTCAGCTACGCCGCCGACTGGTCAGAATACTTCGGCCATCAGCCTGCTGATGGCTCGGGCGATGTGTTTTTCCACCTCGATCCACTCTGGGCCGCGACGAATGTCGATTTCGTGGCCATCGACAATTACCTGCCGCTCTCCGACTGGCGCGATGGGGATGATCACCTCGATGCCCTGGCTGGTTGGCAGGGGCCACACCAGACGGCCTATCTGCAAGCGAACATCGAGGGCGGCGAAGGCTATGACTGGTTCTATGCCTCCTCGGCCGACAGGATTTCTCAGACGCGGACGGCGATCACAGACGGCGCTGGCAAGCCTTGGGTCTTCCGCCCGAAAGACCTGCGCAATTGGTGGAGCCAGCCGCATATCAACCGCCCCGGCGGCGTGGAAAGCGGCGGGCCGACGGCTTGGGTGCCCGGGTCAAAGCCGATCCGATTCACGGAAGCCGGTGCACCCTGCGTCGATCGCGGCACGAACCAGCCAAATGTCTTCGTCGATCCGAAGTCGTCCGAGTCCTTCCTGCCGCATTTCTCGCGCGGCTGGCCCGACGAGTTCATCCAGCGCCGCTATGCCGAGGCCCTGATTGGCTATTGGGCGAACCCGGCCAACAACCCGGCAGCGTCCCTTTATTCCGGCCGGATGATCGAGACGGCGGAGATCGCGCTCTGGACATGGGATGCCCGCCCCTTCCCCGCCTTTCCTGCCCGCAGCGATGTCTGGTCCGATGCCGAGAACTGGCGGCTGGGGCATTGGCTGACGGGTCGGGCCGGGGCCACGGGCCTCGCGGAACTCGTCGCCGAACTCTGCGCTCGTGCCGGGCTGGCCCCTGCCGATCTGGACGTGACTGATCTGGCCGGGGCGGTGCCGGGTTTCGCCGTCAACGCGATCGAAAGCCCCCGCGCGTCCATCGAGACCCTTGCCCGCCTCTTCGGCTTCGACGCATTCGAGGCCGAGGGCAAAATCCGCTTCCGCATGCGGGGGCAGCGGCCGGTGGCCACCATTACCCTCGACACGTTGGTGGCGGCCAGTCGCGAGGCCGAGGATCTGGAACTGACCCGGGCGCAAGAGACCGAACTGCCCCTCGCTCTCAAATGGCGACTGATGGCGCGCGACGAAGAATTCGCAGGCATCACGGTCGAGGCGCGCAGGATCACCGTCGACACGGCACGGATTTCGGCGGAGCAACTGCCCATCGCCTCGACCAGTGGTGCCGCCGAACGTGGGGTGCGCCGGGCTCTCTTCGAAGCATGGGTCGGCCGCGAGAAGGCGAGTTTCACGCTACCGCCGTCACGCCTGGCGCTAGACCCGGCCGACGTGATCCTTCTCGATCACGACAGCCGCCTGATCGAATTCGCCCTGACCTCGATCACCGACGGCGCTGGGCGGCGGGTTGAGGCGCGCCGGTCAGATCGCGCGCTTTACGACCTGGCGCCGGGCAGCGATCGGGGCGCCACTTCGGGGGCGAAGGCTGTCTACGGGCCGCCCCTCGTCGCACTGATGAACCTCCCGCAGCTCTCGGAGGATTTCCCAGACTGGCAGCCCTATGCCGCGGCCCATGCTGCCCCTTGGTATGGCACGGCGGCGGTCTGGAGATCGGCCACGACAGACGGCTTCGCGGTGCTGACGACGATTTCGCGGCCGGGCTGGTTCGGCACCTTGGCCTTCCCCTTCTTTGCCGGGCCGACCAACCGCTTCGATCGCGGCAACGAGCTTTGGGTCGACATGATCGCGGGCCAGTTCGCCAGTGTCAGTGATACAGCCGTGTTTTCTGGCACGAACTGGATCGCGATCGAGACCGCCCCCGACCTCTGGGAAATCGTCGGTTTCGCCACCGCCAGCCTGCAATCGCCAGGGCGCTGGCGGCTGACCCGGCTGCTCAGGGGGCTGCTTGGCACCGAGGACGCCATCGCAAACCCAGCCCCCGCCGGGGCGCGGGTCGTTGTGCTGGACGGCGGGGTTAAACCCCTGCCGATCGGCAGTACCGACTATGGCGCGGCCTGGAACTGGCGGATCGGGGCTTCGAGCAAACCCGCAGGCGATCCGGCGAACCTTGCCCTTTCCTTCGCGCCATCGGCCCGTGGCCTCCGCCCTTGGCGGCCGTGTCACGCGAGGCGGGTTAACTTGCCCGGCGGCGATATCGCCCTCAGCTGGACCCGGCGCACCCGCGCCTTTGCGGGTGACAACTGGGCCCTGACGGAGGTGTCATTGGGCGAGACAGCAGAAGGCTACGAGATCGATATCCTGAACGGGGCCGCGGTCGTCCGCACGGTTTCCGGCCTTGCCATGCCTGCCTTCACCTACACGGCAGCCATGCAAACCGCCGACTTCGGCGCGCCGGTTTCCGGTCCCCTTTCTGTGCGCATCGCGCAAACCGGCGCGCTGGGCCGCGGCGCCATCCTCGACATCACCCTTTGATCCGGAGGCCCCATGGCCGACACTCCGAACATTCGCCTGACCTTCCTCGAAGCGAACCAGGCGCAGAAGCACATCACCGTCAACGAGGCCTTCCGCGCCCTCGATGCGCTGGTGCAGCCCGCCGTGGAAAGCACCGGCCTCAACACCCCGCCCGGGTCGCCGGTCGATGGTGCCCGCTATGTCGTGGGCCCCGCACCGACCGGCGCCTGGGCGGGCCAAGCCTTCGCGATCGCCGCTTGGCAGGACGGGGCCTGGGCCTTCTATCCACCGGCCGAGGGCTGGTCTGTCTGGGATCGCGCCACGGATGCCGCCCTGACCTTTCTCGGCGGCGCCTGGGTGCGGCAGGCCGCGCTGCCCTTCCCGGACAACCTATTCCGCCTGGCCGACGATAGCGATCCGACCAAGCTCGCGGCCTTCGATCTCTCGGGCCTATCGGCTGGCACGACCCGCACCTTCACCCTGCCGAACCTCTCGGCCACGCTCGCTCATCTCGGCAATGCCGCTCAGACCTTTGCAGGGGCGACGACGTTTTCGAATGCGGCGGTCACGATTGGCACGGCGACGACGACTGCCACCTATGGGATCGGAACCGGCGGCACGACGACCGGGGTCACCAAGACGGTGAACCTGGGCACTGGCGGCGCGGCCGGGTCGACGACGGTGATCAATCTCGGCTCGACCACTGCCGGGGCGCTGGGAAGCACGATCATCAACACGCCCACGGTGACCTTTGCGGCCAGCGTGACCGCGATCGGCGCCGCGGCCGCGAACGTCACAGCGCTGGGCTTGGGTCTCGGTGGAGCTTCACCTGATGCTTCGAACCGGCTGAGCGTAAACGCCGCCGCGACGCTTCTGAACAATGCGGGCGGATCGCATGAGGCCACGATCAACAAAGCGGCGGCCGGGAATGATGCCAGCCTTGCCCTGAAGACGGGGTTTTCGGCCCGGGCGCTGTTCGGGCTTCTGGGATCGGACGACGTGACGCTGAAGGTCTCGCCCAACGGTTCCGCCTTCTTCGATGCCTTTGTGATCGATCGCACCTCCGGGCGCACTGAGTTCCCCGAACCCGTGATCCTGCCTGGCCACTCGGCGGTGCCTGCCGTGCCGCCCGCGGGAAAGCTGGCCCTCTATGGTCGTCAGCGCGCGGGCGCGCCCTGGCTGGAGGTGGTCCGGCCGACGGGGCGGGATTTTCCGCTTCAGCCCCATACCGGGCTGAACCGTATCGGCACATGGGCCCCATCTACCAGCACCACGATCGTTGTGCAGGGTATCCCGCTGACCAGCGTCGGCACCATCAGCCACCCGGCCCTATCGGCCACCTCCCTGCTGACCAGTTCCCGGCGCTGGCGCGCGACGTCTGCGGCGACAGCGAATTCGGTCGCAGATCAACGGTCTGCCCTGACCGCCTGCTGGCGCGGCAACGCAGCCGGGCTTGGCGGGCTCACCCTGATCACGCGGATCAGCCTGACCACCTTGCAGCCGACCGGCATCGGCTTCTTCGGCCTCCTCGGCTCCGTCGCGGCCCTTGCGACGACCACAGTGCTCTCCGCGCTGGTGGAGGCGATCGGCATTGGCTTTGAACGCGGCACGCATACGAATTGGCAACTCGTTCGCAATGACGCCACCGGTGCACCAACCCTCGTGGATCTCGGTGCCGGTTTCCCAGTCGTGACGGCGGGGCTGATCACTCTGACGATCTGGTGCCCCGCCGCGGGCACCTCGGTCTGGTTGCGTGCGGTGAACGAGCTGACCGGCGCCGTCTTCGAACAGGAAGTGACGACCGACCTGCCCCAGGCGGCGACCTTCCTCGCCCCTCGCCTCTTTCTGAACAACGGCGCCACGGCCGCGGCCGTCGCGTTCGAATGCACTGGCCTTTACCTCGAGACCGACTTCTGAGCCTGAAAGGAGCCCCATGACCCCAGCTGCCTCATCTGCCTATGTCGCCGAACTGCGCCAGCAGATCGCGATCCTCTCCGAGCGTTGCGCGCTTCTTGCCGCCGAACTGGCCACCGCCCGGGAGGTTCAGAACCCCCCGCCGAACCCACCCGCCGCCGTTTGAACCCCGCCGAGACCACCCCGCGCCCCGCCCTTCCGGCGGGGTTTTTCTTAGCCTGAAAGGACCAAATCCATGACCGACAAGATCGATGCGCTGAAGGCCCTCCAAATGGCACTTGCCCGCCTCGGCTATTACACCGGCGCGATCGACGGCCTCTTCGGCCCCCGCACCGATGCCGCACTGAAAGCCGTCGCAGCCGAGGGCGGCGCGATCCGCAACCTGAAGCCTTCGACGGTCGCGGCGGCCGCCGGGCCGATGATCTTCCAGGGCAGCGCCCGCTACCCCGTGGACGAGATCGTCATCCACTGCGCAGCCACCCACCCCGACTGGATGCGCGGGCAGCCCCTTGCAGCCAAGCGCAAGGAGATCGACCGCTGGCACCGCGAAGAGCGTGGCTGGCGCAAGATCGGCTATCACCATCTGATCGATCGCGACGGTGCGATCCTGCCCGGCCGCGCCGAGACCGAGATCGGCGCCGGGGTCGAAGGCCACAATCGCGGTGTGATCCATATCTGCCTGATCGGCGGAGCGGGCTCGGCCGCCACCGATCCCTTCGAGCAGAACTTCACTGCAGCCCAAGATCGGGCCCTGCGCGGCCTGATCGAGGCCATCCGCGCCGAGACCGCCATCACCCGCATCACCGGACACAACGACCACGCCGCCAAAGCCTGCCCGGGCTTCGTCGTGCGCAGCTGGATCAACCGGGCCTGAAACCCATCCAAGGAGAGACCGAAATGAACCTGATCAACCAACCCAGCATGCGCCCCACCCGCAAGATGGCTGCCGTCGGGTGGACCAGCCTTCTCGGCCCGATTGTGGCCGCGATCATCGCGCCCTGGCTACCGGGGCTGTCCGAGGCCTGCGGTGGAGAGGTCGGCGCTTCGCTCGTTGCCGGAGGACTCGCACTGGCGCAGGGGGCGGTGAACTTCGTGGCAGGGTATGTCGTGAAAGAAAGGGAGTGAGGCCCGAACCGCACCGCGATTTCGTAGATGGGTGTGCGGCGCGCGATACAGCCAATCCTCCTGAATGGCACACGCAGCCAGGAGATGGGCCATGCCCCGTTTAGGTCCCCCGTCCATGGGCAGCAAACAAAGCTCTCGTGGACGGTATGCCATACACCAGCATCTGAATTTCAGCGCTTTTGCCCTTCAGGCTGCGCCGCACGAATTCCTGATAGTCGAGGATATGGTTGGCGACATGATCGTCCAGCTGCTGGAACGGCTGTAAATCAGTACAGAACGCAAACGCCTTTTGCCATCCATAGAGTCGCCTACCAATAGCGTCCAGAGTAGCGCTCTGGGATAACTTTATATCGAGGCCTCCGCCCTTGCGAATTGCTTCCCGAATGGCTGCCTTCGAGTTGGAAAGGGCCTCAGTCACACTGTTTCGCATGTTCTGCACCGATTGCTTACTCGGCACGCAGCGGTTTGGCTGGATCGTGCAACCAAGAAAGGTAATCGAGTTGGCGCACTCCCCACGATCTGCTTTTCCCGAACCATCCGAGGCGTTGTACAGTCCAAAACCAAAGCTGGTCAGCGTTTTTTCAGCACAACTGATTGCGGCTTCTAGGTCCGCTTCGTTTGAGGATACCATTAGTATGTCGTCAATGTAGCGGATCGCGGTCACACCCTTATCGTTTAGAGCATGATCCATGTCGTAGAGCAGCACGTTTCCTGCGAATGCCGAAAGTGACGACCCTTGAGCAACACCGATCCCGCCCTTCGGGAACAGTTGGGTGTAGCCCTCAAGCTCTTCAGGATTGGCAAGGTGAACTTCCAGTGCCGCCGCAAAGAGGTCAGACAGAGCGCCATCCTGTGTCTCACGGCGAACAAAATCCACAACGGTGCCGGTGGGAATCTTCGTGAAGAACGATCGGATATCCGACTGGTAGAAATACTTCGCACCACCATCGATCGCCTCTCTGATCGACCTGATTGCCGGGCGAACACCGCCGTAGGGGTTCATAAGGCCCCCAACGCCGTACTTGGAATGGTTCACGTCGTTGATCTTGCCGAGGCGGTCATCAATCTTCGTATTCGATCGGGAATCAGGGTCTTTGGGGTCGAGTAGAACCCGAGGCTGCAACACCTGAAGGATTGCCCTTTGAACTACTCGGTTCTGTAAGGTGGCAATGGCGATAGGTCTCGGGTCTTTGCCTTGCGAAAGCCTCTTCTTCTTGTCCTTCAGTACACCCTTGACTGGGTCGAACTTAAAGCGGCCTTCCCTGAGTTGGGTAATCAGTCTTCTGAGGTGCTTCTGATGTTCATGTTCGAACTCAGCAGCCTGACCCTTGATTTCGGCATTCCCGGAGGTCAGAGCGCTCCGCTTAACGTGCCTCCAGGCAGCAAAGACATTCTGCTCGTTTCGAACCTCTTCAAATAGACTTCTCATATGTTCTCCGTTCGGGTCCCCCATTCGTACAGCCCCGACCGTTGACGGGCACCCATCCACTGCGCACGGCTGGGCCGCGACGACAGACACCTCGGCAGCAAACGCCACTTCGGCGAGCTCACCGTGGCGGGCGATCCGCATGGACAGGTCCA